TTTACCAAATAGAGTACCGTCAACACTACATTTATTGCATGGTGACATATCTCTATTTCCCTTGATTAACTTCTTACGTATCTTGTTCATTGGTTTACTGAACCAAACATCATGTAGTGACTGAGTACAAAGATTGCCTACGACATGTTCTCTACCCCAATCGTTTGAACAGAATAGAACGTCTCCGTTCCAGTCGACAAACATTTTATAGAATGGATAGTGACACACTTTACCTTTAAGAGCTTCTATAGTACTGTCTTCGATACCAACCCAATCCATCATACCACTACGGTTATTTAGGATGAGTCCGTGGGTCTCAAAATCACCCCAATGCATTCTGTATCTGTATCTTGCTTCGGGAATCGTTTTCATTACTTCGTCAAAGTGTTCTATCTGCTCTACACCATCGTATAGATTAATGTAAAGTAAATCTAGTCCACTGTCGTTTAATAATTCCTCTGCATACTCTCTAGTAAGTTTATCTCCGTTCGTGTTACATTCTAATGTAGCAAGTGGAACTGTTTCTCTAAAGGTACGTACAATTTCTCTGAACTGTGGGTTAAGTAAATTCTCTCCGTAACCACTTAAAGATATCTTGCCCGAGAATCCATTCTCATGTAATTCCTCACCAATGATTCTTGCAGCCTTGGGAGTCATATGTAAATTTCTATTTCCGAATACTGAAGGGTCGGCACGAGGACAAAATGAACACGTCCTGTTACATAACTCTGTCGTGTTAACCTCTACCGTGATGATAGAACTTAACTCTGTAAGTTGTGTCTGTCTATCCCAATGTTTACTCTCTTGTTCTCTTCGATGTGCAAGGAAGTCGTGTTGGTCAACTGCAGTAATAGGAATATTACTTGACACACTTGACTCTGATATGACGTTCCTGTTCATCCAATAATTGTTCGTGGTAAGAAAAGTTGATGTTGTCACCTACGTTAAATCCTTCTGCAAAGTACTTGGGTATAATAAAAAATTGTGCTGACTTCTCTTCACTAATTTTACAGCTTCTTGGGTCGCCGTGTCTATTGTAAAGGTAAGGACGAATTAACAGTCCTTGTTTTTTTAAATCGTGACTAGAGAAAACTAGGTCACCGTCTTCTTCATATAAAAAGACATGGGGGGTATCGAATTGGATACCTAATCGTATTGTGTATTCTAGGGGGAAATTAAAACGAAGAACGTCATCCTCTATATTGGATAAACGTTCTTCGTATCTTGGACTTACTTTTTTTAAATCGAGGGGTAGTACTTCTGATTTCTTAGAAGTATCCACCGTCTCGCACAGTATCATTGTCATTATCTGTCTCTTCGTCACTGTCTACTGCTGATACAAATGAACCGTCATCCTGTAAAGATTGGATTAGGTCATCGGTCTGAGTCTGAAACGACTCAATCATTTCTGCTTTAGTATTCGAGGTTGATACTTCAAACTCTAAACTCTCAGCAGCCTTCTTAATTTGTGTCTTAGACATTGCATCTAGTTCTGCACTTGAAGGAATTGTAATCTCGTCAAAAGATTCTTCTTCTTCCATATCTGTCTGTGCATCTATCTTGGCTTGCAAGTTTGCAAGTAACTCTTCTTCACTGTCGAAAGAAGGGATAGTTTTTTCTACTGGTGCTTCTACTGTCTGTCCTGTAGATAAAGTTTCTGCTCTAGGTTTAAAGTTACCACCTGTGATTACTGGTTTTGCAAGAGTTGATTCAACCCTTTCAATGGCCCTGTCTTCTTCCTGTGTTAAACCTAATGGTTCTACTTCATCTGATATTTCAAAACCTTGGTCTTCTTCAGCTTGGATGTTTTCTTCTGTCCACTCTGAAAAGGATTTCTTTGCTTCGGCAACTTGAGTATCGAATGCAACCTTTTCATCTGCCTCTGCAACTTCAGAAACCTTTTCAACTTCATCTAAGAACGATTCAAATGATGTTCCTGCTGGTTGAAAGATTGGTGTCTCAACTGCTGGGGTATCAAATGTTTCTTCTGCTGGTTGGATAGTTTCCTGTATCTGAGGACGCCTGTGATGAGGCAACTCTGATTCTGTTGGTACTGGCATACGATGTTCGTATGGTGCAGAGTCAACCCCTGCTGATAATGGTGCCACTGGTACTATTTTTGATTCAACTTTGGTATGTGATTGTGGAGTGTCATGAGGAACGTATGGTTCTTCTGTTGCTACTTCACTGGTACCATCGTCGGGGTTCATTGCACGTGCAAGACCGAATGCTCCACTTCTCTTAGACTCTGTTCTAGGTGCAAGAGGTGTTTGTACTACTGGGGGTGGAGTTGGGATTTCGTATCCATGCTGTTTTGCAAGGACACCAATCTCTTCTGCTGACAACTGTACGAATCCTTCAGAGTTTAATTCACCCTTCTTAACTCCAATGACTCCGTCGCCATTTAAGTCCATGTTGATTCCGTGTGAAGCAAGAACTGCTTCTAGTTGTGCAACCTTAAGGTCAGCCTCTTTTCTTCTAACTCTCTCAGCAGACATTTTGTCATCTTGTTCTCTTTGACGAGCTGCAAGTTGTTCTGCTTTTGCAAGTCTATCTGCAGCCTGAAGTTCTTCTGCTCTACGTTGAGCATTTGCAATCATCTGATTGTATTCTTCTTGACCTACAGCATATTCTCTAGTAACCGTGTCTAGGGGAACAAGTTCTCCTTGGGTTACCTTACCACTTTGTAGATGTGATTGGACTAGTGCGTTGATAACACCAGCACTGTTGATTGTGAATCCTATCTTGAACTCTGCAATCCTTTGTTGGATTCTTTCCAGTTCAGTAGGTTCGGGTGCTTGTTGTGCAAACTGCGATGCAGTCTGATTTTCATTTGTTGCCATAATTAATTTTACTCCATGGAGAAGAACTAGACTAGAAAGTTATTTACTGAAGTTAAATCTAACTTCCCTTTGTAATATGTATAGTCTCTGTCTTCCTTATATTTAGTTAGCAGTTGATTTCGGGGAACGCTTCTTTTACGATTTGTCGGTTAATATTTGGAAATGCCCAAGTGCCGTCCTTAATAAGGTCGAGTACTTCTGCTTCTTTAGCAGGTATTCCTTCTAGTAGACCAATCCACATGTTCTCTCTTTTGGACATAGGGACTTGTTCTGTTACAAAGTATTTAAACAGTCTATGTTCAAATCTTAAACTTGTTTCTGCAAGGTCTGAACTAGGAGCTTTATTCGAACCATAAGGTGTCTACCTTCTGGCAAAGTCGAATTAATCTCGGGGTCAAATGCCCACATAAGACATGGTTTAATTGCACCATTCTTTTCTCCAAATACTCTCAACCCTTGGGCTGCAAGCTTGGAACTTGTTTCTGCAACGATATTCGCTTGACATAATATTTCATATACGTCTGCATCATTTGGTAGTACTGCTCTTTCTGTGACCAGTGTTAACTTAGGTTTGTTAGGAGCTCCTTTCGGTCTTCCTCTTCCTTTCTTTTCTGTCATAATGTAAAATCCTCTACATGGTTTAACAACTGGTCTAGTCGATGTGTTCTTAGATAATCAAAGACTTTACCTTTTACTGGTGCAGTCTTCTCAAACTCATCTAATATATTCTGTTCTATATCAGCTGGTATAAACTCTAAATCAATTAGAGTTTGGTTTCTCAAATAGTTACGATAAAATTTATCGTCACTCTGTATGGTAATTCTTAAGTACTTATCTTTGATAGGTTTCCTTAACGGTGTCTGTCTGATACCTTCGTCTAAACAATTATCGTTAGATAGAATGTTTGGGAC